CCTCGCAGAGAGCGTGAAAGACCTTGCTATGTCGGTTCAGCTTATGGCTCATGAGCAGAAGGACATTGGTAAAAAGGTCGATGGTCTTGCTACCGATCTGGAAGAAATCAAGGAAAAGCCGAGTAAGCGATGGGACACCGTAGTCACCGTTGCGATCACGGTCATCGTGACCGCTCTTGTGACTCTCGCCCTGACCAAGCTCGGACTGTAAGAAAAGGAGGTACTTACCATGAATACTGTGAAGAAGGACACCATCATTCGTACCATCGTGCTCATCGTGGCACTCATCAATCAGGCTCTTACCCTGAGCGGTAAGAATCCTCTGCCCATCGAGGATGAACAGGTCGTGGAAATCCTGTCCTACGCTTTCACCCTCGGCGCATCCCTGTGGGCTTGGTGGAAGAACAACTCCTTCACCAAGAACGCTATCAAGGCCGATGAAGTGCTCGCCCAGCTGAACGCTAAGAACAAGTAAAAATGATTTCGCCGGCGACAGCGTTGACCTCGGCGTTGTCGGCGGCTTTTATTGAACAAAGAAAGGGGTGATTATCATGTTCAAAGTTGCACAATTCATCGCATTCGTTCTTGCGATGGTAGGACAGAAGTATTGGTACGGAACGTGCGTTTACATCTGTACCAAGTCTCTGCTGAAAAGCAAGACCAAGCAGTACCCGACCCATTACGGCAGTAGCCGTACTTCCACCTACGAGAAGCACATCGCCGCCCGTCATATCTGCATGGACTGCATCGGCCTGATTAAAGGCTTCTTCTGGACAAACGGCGGCGAAGGTGTTCTCGAATACCTGAACGGCGGTGCTGAATACAAGAACAAGTATGGCTCGAATGGATGCCCTGACAAGGGTGCGAATGGTATGCTCTCTTGGCTGAAATCCAAAGGCTGTAAGAACGGTAAGATCGCTACCATGCCCGATGTTCCCGGTATACTGCTTTTCAAGTCGGGTCACGTTGGTGTCTATGTTGGTAATGGCTATGCCGTTGAAGCTCAGGGTTACGCCTATGGCGTTGTGAAGACCAAGGTCTCGAAGCGGCCTTGGACTGAGTGGGCTTATCTCCCTGCTTCCCTCATTGATTATGGTGATGCTTCCTCTGTGACCGATAATACTCCCGAAGTCACGCCCGAAGCCAAGCCTACCACTCGGAAGCTCGGTGACAGGACGCTCAAACGCACCTCTCCGATGATGACGGGTGAGGATGTGGTGGAACTGCAAACCCGCTTGAATGCCCTCGGCTTTGACTGCGGTAAGGTCGATGGTGAGTTCGGCAAGAATACCGAGAAGGGCGTGAAAGCGTTCCAGACCGCCGCGAAGATCGAGGTGGACGGGAAGTTCGGTAAGAAGTCCATGGCGGCTCTGACCGCTTATTCCAAGCCCCAGGACGAGCCTGAGAAGGTCGAACCCGAACAGCCTGAGATCACCACTCCTGATGAGACCGTGTACCCGATTCACGGCTTTATCCCTGATATTTCCGTGTATCAGGAAGCTATCGACATGGACAAGTTCTGTGCGGGTAATGACTTCGCCATTCTCCGTGCACGAGTGAACGGCAAGGATGACACCAAGTTTGCGGGTTGGGCGGTCGAACTGAAAAAGCGCGGCTTCCCGTTCGCGGTGTATGACTATCTGAAACTCAAATCCGAAGCCGATGCGGTCGAACAGGCCGATGCTATGTACGCCGCCTGTGCTCCTTATGACCCGAAGGTATACTACCTCGATACCGAGGAGCTTGCCGATGGCATGACCTACGAGGTCGAACGCGAACTCATCAAGGTATATGTCAAGCGTCTGCGTGAGCACGGCGTAAAGGTGATCGGTCAGTACACGGGTGATTACCGTTGGCGTACCTCCTACCGTGAGATCGAATCCATCTTCGATACCCTGTGGATTGCCAGCTGGGGTGCGAACGAGGGAACGTACACGGGATGGGAGATCAAGAGTGCGGCTCTCACCGATAAGATTTATCTGCATCAGTACACGAGCAATGGCTACTCCAAGGTCGCGGGTGCGCCGGGTATCGACCACCGCATCGACCTGAACCGTCTGACGGGTGCTGTACCGCTGTCTTGGTTCACGGGTAGGAAGTACGCTGAGAATGCCGTACAGCCCACCTACGCGAGCTATGTGGTGCAGAGTGGCGATAGCCTGTGGAAGATTGCCAAGAACCTGCTCGGTGACGGTAGGCGGTGGACGGAAATCGCCGCTCTGAATGAAATCGAGAACACGATCATTCATACGGGCGAAGTCCTGAAAATCCCCGAATAACAAGAAAGAGGTCTCGGCTCATGCCGTGACCTCTATTTCTTTCACAAACCCGAAGACGTTCTTCACAAAGAAGAAGAAGTGGTTCGGATTTGCACCGTATGGTGGAGCGAAACACGCAATATCCGAAACATGGATAGTAGAAGTGTTCTGGCCAGAAACATTGAATGTGAAGACGATTTTCCTTCCATCGCCGTCTTCTGAATCGAAAACATAGATGGAGTTGACGAGAGTGTCGATCACTCTACGCCGATATTCTACATCATTTATATCACCGCCCCTGAACGTCATGAGCCAATGGATAATCCGCTCTTTCGACAAGGGCGGTTTTTTCATGCTCTCACGGGCGATTCGATGGTCAAGGTCACTTTTCTGAGATTCCAATTCGAGGAGACGTTCTCTCGTACTCGGTGTGACAATACCCTGCTCCATGAGATCGAGAAGGTTTTTGATTCGCTTCTCCACGTCTTTCAGGGATTGCTCTAAAGCGGTCAAGACCGAATTTTCGGCAAACTCCTTCTCCATGAGTTCGATTGCTTTGGTGGCGATAAGTTCAATGCTCTCATCCGTGAGGACGGTGGAAACGGTATGGCGAACTACGATCTCCTCAATCCAATCCTTCTTCTCTGTCTTCTTATCACAAGAACGATTCCTCTTACGATTAGAACATTTATAATAGTAGTAAGTGTCACCGTTTCGAGCCGTACCGCTCTCACCAACCATGTTCGAGCCGCAATGTCCGCAGAACAGCTTAGTCGTAAGGAGGTAGTCTGCGTTGGCCTTGGTCTTCGCCCTTGCCGCATGGTTGTGGTGGAACATGGCCTGAACCTTCTCGAAAAGCTCCTTGGTGATAATCGCAGGGATTCCATCTTCGACCTCAATGTCTTCGTAGCGATAGACACCAATGTATTTATCATTGAGGAGTATCGTTCTTAGGCTATTTTTATTGAACTTACCTCCGCGAGTGGTACGATAACCTTGTTCATTACAGTAGTTGATGATCTGGGTAGCCGATGAACCGTCAGCGTACATTTGAAATATCTCTTGGATGATCTTTGCACCCGCAGGGTCGATCTCGTAGGTTTTATTCTCTCCGATGCGGTAGCCGAGAGGGGTTGTTCCTCCCGTGACTTTACATTGAAGGGCATTTTCCTTCATTCCTCGTTTGATGTGGATGGCGAGGTTTTGAGAGTAGTATTCGGCATAGCCCTCCATGACAGATTCAAGGATGATACCTTCGGGTGTATCAGGAATGTATTGCTTGGCGTAGAATACCTTAACTCCATTCTTTTTTAGCTTGGCCTTGTAGATAGCTGAATCGTAGCGATTGCGAGCGAAGCGGTCAATGGCATAGACAAGCACGACTTGGAAGTGTCCACGTTCCGAGTCTCTTATCATGCGCTGAAATTCAGCACGATTGTCGGTTTTACCCGAAATCGCACGATCAATGTATTCACCAACGATGGTCATATCGTTTCGAGCGGCGAAGTCTTGACATTCTCGAATCTGACCTTCGATGGATTCCTCTCTTTGATTGTGGCTCGAATAGCGAGCATAGATCACAGCTTTTATCATAGCTTACGCTCCAATGCCTGTTTTCTTGCGGTCAACCTGTGCAAAGTTTTCAAGACTTCATAGGGAATGACCGTCTTTTCTTTTATTTCAGACAACAGACGATTGATCGTTTGGTTTATCCCCTTCTAATTCTTGCCGATTTTCAAATTCGTATACCATTGCCATGAACTCGTGTTTCATTCTGCGAGAAAGAGAACGGTATACACGCATAATATCGTTCTCATCTTCATCTTTTGATTCTTCAACGATGAGAGGTGTATGTATTGTATCGTCATCAGCAAAGAAGTCCATTACAGAACAATCAAGCTCTTTGGCGAGACGGATGAGCATTTCCTGCTTGGGGAGAGAGCCGCTATTCCACATCGCAACTTTGGATGTAGCTACACCCATCGACTTTAACAGAGCAGTAGGAGAAGTCCCTCGTTCAGTACAAATGCGTTTCAAATTGGTGGCGAAATCCATAATTCAGACCTCCTTGGTAAAATAATTCCAGAAAACGCACTTTACCTATTGACAACTCCATAATTTGGACTTATAATAAGAACAAGAAGTCCGAAATACGGATTGACAATAGGAAAGCGACCCCTCAGAAGGTGGCACTTCCGAGCGGTTGGTGAGTTGTGGTTCTACCAATAAGAATAATAACTCTATTTTCCGGGTTTGTCAAGATGTACCAGATTTCTTAATCCAACAAAAATCCGGAAA